AACGCAACCTGCCGGTAAACATTTCGGACGAAGCGGACAGCACTGGCAAACTTAAAGGCATGGTCAGCGAGAAGACAAGGCTTTCCCTTCTTTCTTTTGTTGATGATGTCGAATGGGAAATAGAGGAGATGGAGAGAGACTCCGAAGGAATGATAGTTTTAGATAATTTTAATTTTGATGAAGAGGAAGAGCCAGAGGAAGAGGAATAAGCTATGGCCAAGGAGTTAACGAAGGACGAAAGAATAATAGTTAGAGGGTACAAAGAGGGCCTTAAGAATATCCGCAAGGACATCAATTTGTTATATGAAAAGCATGCTAAGGATGGCAAGTTATCGATGGCTGACTTAAGCAAATACAATAGGCTAACTAACTTAGAAAAGAACATAGCTGACAATCTTAAAACAGCCTACGATGTTCAAGTAAAAACAACTAAGAAGGCAGTCAAAGGAGCATTTGAAAGTTCATTCTACTATTCCACTTTTGAGCTAGAGCAGGAGGCTAAAATACCGCTTATGTTTGGCTTGCTTAAAAAGGAAGCAGTTAATGCTGTAGTAGAAGGACCGAATAGATGGCCGCAAATAGCTAAAGGACATACCAAGCTGACTAATGCTAAAATAAGGGACCAAATAATGCAAGGAGTAGTACGGGGTAAAGATGCTGGGCAGGTAACAAAAGCCATAGCTAAGGAAATGAATATAGCAGCGTCTAAAGCCTGTAGAATTGTAAGGACTGAAACACATAGGGCACAGAATCAAGGCAGTCTAGATAGCTACACAGAGGCATATAAAAAAGGAGTATTAATTCAAAAGGTCTGGGTGGCTACATTAGATGATAGGACGAGAGATAGTCATAGAGTAATGGATGGGCAAGTCGTCGAGGTATATGAGGACTTTATTATGCCCGGTGACATTAAAGCCTCAGCCCCCGGATTAAGCGGTAGCGCCTCGGGAGACATTAATTGTAGGTGCACTATAAGAGCTGAGGTTGTGGGCTTCACGCCTCAAGCTAGAAGGGCCAGAGGCGACGGCATAATACCTCAACAAACATATCAACAATGGGCCAAAGCTAAGGGCATTAAGTTTGATGATAAGATGGCTGATGAAGTTAAAAAGCTGTTAGAGGCAAGAGGACAAACAAAGCCTGAGGACAAATTAAAAGAGCATATCGGAGAGATAACTTCAAAGCTTGCGAAGTATAAGATTAATTTTGATAAAACTTATAGCGGCATTTGGAAAGATTCAGTAAAAGTAACAGACTATCCCGACAAGAAAGATGCAGTTGCAGAAAAAATAAAATATTTTAATGACCATATTATATTGGCGTCCTCCGGTGATGATGCGGCGAAATTTAGAGAGCTTCTTAAGTTAACTGAAGAGTTCGAAAAGCAAGGCAAAAAATATTTAAAGCATCAAGTTGCTATTGAAAAGCTTTTGAGAGAAAAAAGCGACATTACTAAGGAGCTAAGAAAATATATTTCAGATGATTTAAGCAGATATGACCAACAATACAAAGACACAGCATTTTGGTTTAAGGAAAGAAAAGCTGCAGACAAAGTATTGAGGGCCCAAACTGGGGAAGTGTGGAACGATTTATCAAAAGAAGAGCGAGAGGCGTTATATCAATATACCGGAGGTTCTGGTAAATTTAATAGGCCCCTAAGAGGATATGAGGGCAGTTGGTACAATTATAAAGGTATTGGCCAAGTAGATTTAGATTATGAGGGCGGGAAAGAAATGATTGAAGCGGCTACAAAAGCTCTTGATAAAAGCAGTTATGATTTTGATATTTGGTTGCAAAGGGGAGTCGAATCTGCCGACGGTGCAGCTGGCTTTTTGGGCATTAGCACTAACCAATTAACTTTGTCAGAAAAAGAGCTTCAAGATTTGCTGTTAGACAAGGTAGTCAAGGACGAAGCTTTCCTGTCAACAGCCGCCTGTAAAGGCTCAGGATTTAGCGGGAATCTTGTCGTAAATGCTTATGCACCCCGGGGAACTAAAATGATTTATGCTGAGCCATTTAGCCGCTATGGGCAAGGCAATAAATTAGCATGGGACGGGGTTGCCAGTCAATCCTCTTTTGGGGGTGAATTCGAGGTAATAATACAAAGGGGGAGCAGCTACAAGATAACAAAATTAGAAAAAGTGGGTAGCAGAATATTCGTTGATGTCGATGTGTTTCCTCCTGAATTATAATTTTTATTTACTTAATTCTGTCTATATGGTATAATTGAATTGAAATATGTATATAATTAAAATGAAGGGAAAGGACGGTAGGTGAATTTAATGGCAGATTTTAAATTACCAACTTCAGTGCACGGTGACAAGGATGAAATGATTAAGACGACCCAGGTAGACAAGGACAAAATTGTTTGTAAGACGTGTGAGTTCGGTGAGGGTGAAAAAAGATATTTCAAGGGAGTATGTAGTTTTTATCCAGTAAAAAAGCCGGACAAGGTGCTTTTTGAGGGAGCTAACTGCAAACATTATATCAAAATAAAGAAATAAAGCCTATTTACAAATACTAAAAAATGTGATATAATTTATTAAATGGAAATGTTTATTCAAATGTTAAGTTTGAGCAGGCATTTCCTTATTTTATGTAAAGGAGAGATATTAGTGAGTCTAGAAGAATTAAAACAGTTTTTAGAGGACAATAAGGAAGACAAAGAAGCACAAGAATACCTAGAAGGGTTGTATCTAGTACCCAAGAAGGTGAAGGCATTTCTGGAAACAGATGCTGGCAAGAAATTAATACAGCCCGCACTAGATTCTTATTTTACTAAAGGGCTTGAAACGTGGAAAGAGAAGACAATGCCCAGCCTTATCGAAGAAGAGATTAAAAAGAAATTCCCTGATGAAACTGAAGAGCAGAAGCGACTTCGGAAACTTGAAGAGGAACTGGCTAAAGAGAGACAGGCCCGCACCAAGTCCGAGTTGATTAATAAAGCAACACAGCTCGCAACACAAAAGGGACTACCGGTTGAAGTAGTACACTATTTTGTGGGGCAGGACGAAGATGAAACTGTTAATAACTTGACTGCTTTGGAGAACATCTGGCAGGCAAATATCGAAAAGGTAGTATCAGAGAAGTTTAAGGAAAATGGGAGGGTAGTTGACCCTAGTAAAAAGGACGACCCTAAAAACAATCCATGGAGCAAAAAGTATTTTAACCTTACTGAGCAAGGCCGAATCATTCGGGAGAACCCCGAGTTGGCTAAAAAGTTGATGGCTCAGGCAAATTAGTTTAACCTCTATTATTTTAGTGAAGGAGTGATACGTATGGCATGGGCCGATATTACCGCTTACACTGCCGCGACCGCTGAAGCAAATGGAAGTTATAAATTTAAAGCAACCGTCTCTAAGGCGGGGAAAAATTTTACTACTGCTGAAGTAACAGCAACGATATCTAAGCTAACTGCTTAGTATGACCAAAAGCATTATTTTAAAAGGAGATGATTTGAATGCCGGCAACTCGTATTGCTAATATAATCGTACCGGAAGTTTTTAATAAATATGTCATAGAAAAAACAGCTGAACTTTCAGCTTTAGTTCAAAGTGGTATTGTTGTAAACGATGCTGCTTTTGACAAGCTGGCTTCCAGCGGCGGTCGCCTGATTAACATGCCTTTTTGGCAGGACCTAGGAGGCGCCGACGAAGTGCTGGACGACCAGAACCCCTTGCAGGTAAATAATATTGACTCTGGTCAGGATATTGCAGTATTACTTATGAGAGGTAAAGCGTGGGGCGTTAATGACCTTGCAAGAGCTTTATCCGGTGATGACCCCATGGCCGCTATTGGTAACTTGGTGGCTGCTTACTGGGCTAGACGGGAACAAGCTATCTTATTAGCAATTCTCGATGGAGTGTTTGCTGCAGCAAACATGGCGGGAAATGTTTTGGATATTTCTGGTGCCGCAGCTCCTGCAGTATCTGATATTACTGGGGCTACTTTTGTAGATGCCTTGCAATTGCTAGGGGACAGTAAAGACAAGCTAACCGGAGTAATGATGCATTCAGCGACTGAAGCTTCTTTAATGAAGCAAGGGCTAATTTCACTGGAGTTAGAATCTTTCAACGGCAAAGATATTCGCGTAAAACGCTTCCAAGGAAAGCAGGTTATTGTAGACGATGGCTGCCCGGTAGCAAATGGCACTGATTATACTACTTACCTGTTTGGGCAAGGTGCTATTGCTAAAGGTAATGGCGGGGCACCGGTTCCTACAGAGACCGACCGCGATAGCTTGCAAGGTGATGACATCTTAATTAACCGCCAGCATTTCATTCTGCATCCTCGAGGAATAGCTTTCCAAGACGCTGCAGTTGTAGGTTCAAGCCCAACCAACTTAGAGTTGGCTAATGCCCTGAACTGGTCACGTGTATACGAGAATAAGAATATCCGCATAGCCAAGTTTGTTCACACTTTACAGTAGTAAACAGCTGGGAGGGGTAATTCCCTCCCTTATTTTAGTTTAAACGAGGTGAAATAATGGGTCTTGCAGGTTTTAATAGAATGCGTCGCTTACAAGCAGAAGTTGAAGCAAAAGCTGCTGAGGAAATTAAGATTGAAGTTGAAAAGCAGGAGCAGCAAATAGAAGAGGTAATGGCTGACGACGAAGTATTTGATTTTGACGATGAAGATGATAGCGTTCCAGAGGAGACTGCGGGAGGAAAGCGAAAGAAAAAGAGGTGATGCTAAATGACAGACGAAGAACTAAAAGAAGCATTGCTTTTGTGGGCACAAGAATATTGTAAAATGACATGGGAAGCAGGTTTTGAGCCAGCTGGGGTAAAGCTATTTGCTAATCAAGCGGTTGCATGGATTAAAACGCAAAATGGCATCACGAGCGAAAGATTAGGAGACTACTCTGTATCGTTTGGGGACGAAATGCCTAAGGGGCTTCTAGCACTGCTCAAGCCCTATCGAAAGGTCCAATTAATATGAATACCATTGAAAAGTATTTCGATTCATCTGCAGTGTTCCAGCAGCCCCTGACGACATACAATGACTTTAATGAACCAGTAACAGAATGGGAGGACTTTAAACAAGTAATGGGAAGGCTGCGACCTTTAAGCGGGGAAAAACGAATAGCAGCAAGCAGAGAGGCAGAGTTTATTACCCATAGATTTTATTGTTCATACTTTCCCGAAGTAATTCCCGCAGGCTATTCGTTATGGCTTGAAGGGCAGAGATACAATATTAAGTTTATTCAAAATGTAATGTCGATGGATAAACTTCTCCAAATAGACTTGGAGTTGATAGTATGAGCGATATAAAATGGTATGGCAACGAGGTAAACGGAACAGTTGACGCGGCTATAGAGCAGTTTTTAGAGACGGCAGCGCTTGTCGTAGAAGGGGAGGCTAAAAATAGATGCCCCGTAGATACTGGCCATTTAAGGAGAAGCATTACAAAAGAGGTAGACAGGAAAGAAGCCAGAATAGGAACTAACATACACTACGCCCCTTATGTAGAGCTAGGTACGGTAAAAATGGAGGCACAGCCTTATTTAAGACCCGCTTTGGACGAGAATAAAAATAAACTAGGCGATTTAGCTCAACAAATACTGGATGCTCATCTTGGAGGTGGATAGTATGTTGGAATTAGATTTGGCTAAAAAGCTTAATGAAATAACTGAACAGAATTATCCCCTCAAAGCACCGCAAGGAGTTATTCCCCCTTATTTGACTTATGCTAAAGTCAGTAATAGTAGAAAATATATACTTAGCGGCTATAGTGGGGATTCAGAAGCAAGGATGCAAATTAATTGTATAGGAAAAACGTATTCAGAAGCCAAACTACTAGCACAACAGTTGATAAAAACGCTTGAAGCATGGCCTAACGCAAATAGCATACAGTCTGTTTTTAACGAAAACGAAATAGATATGTATGATGAAGACACGGGCTTTTATCAGATTCCTGTAGATTTTATAATTAATTATAAGGAGGTAAACTAATATGGCTTATGGTGCTTATGGTACAATTTTAACCCGAGGGGCAGCAGAGACTCCGATAGCTGAACTTTCTAAGATAGGCAGCCCTGTACTTAAGGTAGATACAATTGATACAACCAACCACCAAT